GCAAGTTACTTGATATTGATTTCTATCATCATACAACCTAGCATTACCTGCCCATTTCTCTTCTGCTTCTAACGGCATACAAACTAAATAACAGATTATACTTTGCGATATCCCCATCTGTTTTCTGAAATATCCCATACTCTACCTGTCATTTTTGGTATTTTGACAAAAAAGTTTTTCTTTAACTGTAAAATATCTTTTGTTAATAACATACTTACCTCCACCTTTAATTGTATTTTATTTTTTTATTTTGGCAATACCTTTGAGCCCAAATGATCCTGCTATCGACGCCAAAATTCCGTACGATATCCAATCGGGACAATCGTTTTTTAAAAACAAAAACCCTTGTTGCATGTAAGGTTGAAGTGCGGGGATGAAGGATGCAAAAATTATAGCAATGAAGGTCAGGGTCCAAGCTTCGTCTTTCCAGGAATTGTCACTTGCTGACATAGCTTTATCTTCCCAAGACCCATCCTGTTCAATTTTAGATTTAGTTGCCTCCAATTTTGTCAACTCAACTTGTGATTTTAACTGTGCTTTTTTTTGTTTTCCTTCGATCCAAGTTTTAGCAAGATTTGCTACTGGACCTAATATCGCTGTAAACATTATATCTCCTTTTGATAAATAATTTTATTGTCACCTTCTTCAGCAACATTAAAATTATAAGTCTTCAGCAGCATATCTACAATCCCCATACGAAGGTCTTTAAAATCATCAATGATAAAAAGAGCTTTCGTTTCTGATCTAGGTATAAAAAAATTTAATTCTTGTATGACCGCTTCTGTGGTGTGAGGCCCGTCAAAATGAACAACTTTATACAACCCAAACAACATCATGTTATTAAAAAGACCCAGTTGATGACCATCTCCCATGGTTTTAAAATAATAATCATCTGTCATGTGATAAAAATCAAACTCAGGATAATTTTGATAAAGATAGGAAACAGTTTTTTGTTTCATTTCTTCAGTGTAACCAGCAACCACACTACCTTCATTATCATAATGTTCATAACTTAAATTATTATAAGGATCTATAGCTATATGTTTATAAAGATTTGGTTTGTGCTCACGCACAGCATCCATAATTATCTTTGAACCCAACCCTTCTCGTAAACCAATTTCACAAGTTAACGTTGCTCTATCAATATTTAATTTTCCTATGTGTTTTGTTATCAGATGATACTCTGATGAATCGCCTTTTATCACTTAACGCCTATGAATTTTTTCCCTTTAACCTGTATATCAGATATTCCTTTTATATCACTTTTTACACCATTTTCACGATAAGGGCAACCAATTAAATTACCTTCTTTCATACCTTGAGGTTGTGGCCCTCTTTCTGGTGGCGGACCAAACGATTTACCCATACTTGCTTTTTCTACTTTAGGTAAAATCCCTTTATTTTTAGATGCATAAAAAACCTGCTCTCCCTCTTTAGAGCCATACTGGTCTTTCATAGACTTCATAATTTTTTTACCTGTTTTGTTTAACGGCATCGTTTGCAACCTTTATAGCATTTAATTCGAGTTTATCATCAGCTACTCTAATTCTTTCTTTCGATGCAGCTTCAGCATCTTCACGTTTCATTTTATCTAAATCAATGCGCTGATCAAACTCACTTGTCTTTCTTTGTTCTTGAGCACCAAACTCCATACCACGTCTTTGCATATCCATAGCTCTCAAGTCTAGCTCTCTTTGTTTTAACTCAACTAACGGATCACCTTTTTCTGTCATTTGTTCTGCATTTTGTAATTCAGTTGTCAACTCCATAACTCTCAAAGCGGTCATTGAATCAAACTCGATCTGAAATGCCGCAGGGTTTGTTTTTTGAAGCTCAATTAATTCTGGTCTTTGTGTTGCCATAATAGCAATAACCTGAGCACGTGCTTTCATTGAAATGTGTTCTGAAATGTGAGCCTGTAATAAAGCATACACCACAGGGTTTATTTGTACCATACGTGTTCTAATAAATGCGGCATGCGATAAGATATGTGCATCATGATTTTGTTGTGGAAATGCTGTTGGTACTTCAGTTCGTAAAGCCTCTGCATTTTCTATCGCAGGATCTTTTGGTATAACTGGCTTTTCTGGTTTTAATAATTCATCTACTTGTTTGGCACCCAACGACTCGTATACTCTACGATATGCTTCACGTAAGTTGTGCATTTGTGGTGCACTTTGTGCTATTTGTAATTGAGTTTGTGCTAATGTCACACGTTGTGCCATAGAAAAAATGTTTGGATCTGCAACAGGTATAACATCTACATCCTCACTAAAGTCTGCCACCTTAATTAAACGATTACCCCCATATACTGAATAAGGATAAATTGGTGGAAGGTATGTCCCAAACACTTTTGATAACAAACGAAACTCTTGGCGCATAGAATAATAACATCTTTTGTGAATAGCACTCATGACCCTAGAGCCACGTTCTAATAAGGCAATTGTTGTCCCCACTGCTCTGTTTTGTGCATCGTTTCCTACTGCCATATCAGCAATTGCTGCATAACGTTGACCTGCTTGTGTTACAAACCCAAGTAAATTATACAATGTTGGACTTGGTTCTTTAAACGGTAGCATTTGAAACTGATCTCTGATGTTACCACCAGGTACATCCACATCTCTAAACTCACCTGGTTGAAAAGGTTGATCATCGTCCCTGATTCTAAGTCCTCTCGACTTAAATCCTGCTGGTAAATTGCTCAGAGTACCCGCATCAAGTAGCTGTCTTAGTGCAGATGTGGCAGTTTTTGCTAAACCACCAATCATATGAATTAAACCAAAGCCATAAAACCCTAGTCCTGGTAGAAATTTGTAGTGCACAAAGTATTCGTTACGTCTTAACGTAGGATCATCTTGGGTAAAATTGCGATAAATGCTTAAAATCTGTTGTGAACCTTCATCAATTGTCACAATATACGGAACTTTTATGTTTTTTTCTTCATTTTGCTTTTCATATTCGTCTAAATCAAGGTCAACATGCATTTCTAAAACATTAAATTGATAGTCTCGTGTTCCTTGGCTCGAGACTCCTTCCATTTGATCGTATTTATCTTGAATTTCGTCCTCTTCTTGGGTAGGGATTAGCTCAACATCACGATAAAAACCAGATTTTTGCTTTTTCAACACATCATTTTCTGTCATTTTGATAATATGCGTAATTCTTTCACAATCTAACAAATCAGACGCATAATACGGTACAACTAAATCTTCTGCAGGTACAAATTTACTCACTGCGCGTTGTTTTATTTCGTCATAATATATTTTTTTAAACGCACTACCCGCCAAAGGTAAGTAAAATAACAATTGATCAAACTCAGGAGTGTATTCCTCCATCTTGTCCATCAACATATAGTTCATAAATTCTTTTACACGACCTGCTTGTTCCTGTTTTGGCTTACTTGCTTCACCAACAACTTGCGTTCTTACAGGTCCATCAGGTGGTAATAACTCTTTATACGCTTGTGCTTGAAATTGTGTTACAGCTTCTGATAATAGAGGATGCGTTACACCACTCGCACCCTTAAATGGCTGACCTTCATCGTTATATTTAAATCCTAATAAATCTAAGCCAGATGTATATCCCTTTTCCCAATCAGCACGTGAATCTTTGTCTTTTTTATACTCTGTAATCAAATCACTTGATAGCGCAGTCAAGGCTCTGTCGTCCATGTCCTCTGCTAAGTTCTTAAAAAAATCATTTTCTTGAGCCTCTGGTTGTTCTTCAACCATCTCGTCACTGGGTTCTTCGACTAATACATCAACAGGTTCAACCTGTTCTTCCAGATTTTCTTCTTCATCCATTATGTAATCCTTGTTTTTTTAGTACGTCCTAATTTTGTTTTAACAGTAACAAACATACCTTTTCGTGCAGGTGCTATTGTTCTTCTTAAATCTTGCAAAGATGCGGGAAGTCTTTTTAACACAGGTTGTATCATTGCAGGATCAACATCCAATGCACTGGGAGCAAGATTTCTAGCTACGTCCTCTCTAACTTGTGTTTCAATATCAGGAACTTGTCTCCCTACTATTTTAAACTCTGGGTTTTCTTGTACTCTTGATCGAGCAATACGCATTGGTGCAACATAACGTCTTCGTCTCTGAGTTCTCCTAGGGTTAATTAAATCAAACAAACTCCCTGGCACTATGTCTTTTCCAAAAAGTTTACTTAATACAGAAAGTTTTTTTGCTTGTTTTTGTTTATCTTCTGACTCTTCACTCATTCGTAATACCTATAATCTTTTGGTGGCAAATCTTCGTTGTCAACATAGTCTGAGTATAACTCAATAAAGTTGCCCTGCCTATACCTTAACACAGCCTGGGTAGTAGAATCAACATAATCATCATGTGCACCATTAGGAAACGATGCACATTCATCAATCACATCTTCTGCAAACTTTTCACCAAACGGAAACCAAACTTGACCACTTTCAAAAACAGGAGCACAGGCATTCACTCTCGTATATTTATCATTACCCTTACTTGGAACAAATGGCACAACAGGTATACCCATTCTCCTAAACTCTTGAGTCAACGGCTCACCACTTGCCTTTTGCTCTATAATAATCGTCTCAGGTTCCCAATATTTATTAGCATCCAAGGCAACTGCTTTTAGTTCAGGAAAATCAAACTTACCCCGCAAAGCATCTAACAAAATCAAATGCGGTGCCCCACCTTCTTCTGGAAAAAATATACCCCAAGTCGTAATCGCAGAATAATCCGCAGTTTCTTTCTTACTAAACGCTGTATCATAACTCTGAATCACATGCATCAAATTAGGTAAACCTTCACCCCTCCACGGTTGCCACCATTCTCGTTTTAAAATTGCACCCTCTTCACTGGTAGGATTCTGCATATACTGAGCTGACCAGTTACGAATAGGTATACTTGACTTAATCTTTTCTAATTCTTCTAACTCCCAATACTCTGGCCATACTGGGTTCCCTGAGTCGAGGATCGCGGGAAATGAAATCTGTCGCCACTTATCAGCTTTTGGTTCAGTTTGAGCCTTCAATAATCTACCCGTTAAATCATCTTCTGCCCATCTCGTCATAACCATCAATATAGATCCACCAGGTTGTAACCTCTGTCGTGGACCTGACGTATACCAATCATAAGCACGTTCCATCGCAATATCCGACATTGAGTCTTGTT